GGGGGATCCTGCTTTGCCATTGCCCTTATTGAACAATGAAATATACCATTAAGATAATATGAGGCGCGAAAATATTCGGACCTGCAGATTACCACAAGAGGGGATATTGAGTGACCACTGGTTATCCGGGGGTTACATCTCCTAATAGAATAAACTATAGAAAATACAACATTGGGAATAACCCGCAACCGCTCAAAGCAGTAAACAGAAGTTCTTTCATCGAAAGAGCTCCAGCAACTTTTAATATCGTTTTGGATCGATACTGTGAACCAATAGGGTTCAAGACCGGTCCGTCAATAAATGAGGTTATCTCCTTCCATGACGCTTTGATTAAAAACCATAGCGTGGTAGAAGGGACCGCACGTTATAATATGATACGATTGTATTGTATTATGCTACTAGAGAACCGGAATCCCGATCCTTTAGAACGTGTAGCGGTAGGCAAGAAAGATAGATGACCATCTGCCTTCAATCAGCTTCGACCCTTATTCTATAGAGTAAGGGATGAAGGTTGTGCGATTTCAGATAGAACAATCAGATCTATTTTGTACCTAAACCGTCTCTGCGCTGGAAACAGCGTTCCCGATCTCAAAGAGATCGAGAAGGCCTTTAGCGTTCCTAAGGAGTTTCAAAATAGGTATTCTTCATATGTTAATAAACATGTGGAGAAAGCTACGTTTGAGCTTATTACTAAGCCTTCAACGAGAGTACTGTCGAGAGGTCCTAACGGGAAACCGAAGTGGTTAACCGCGGATGTCGAAGCGTACGCTCTTATCAACTCCAAGCTCCATGAGCCCTTTAAAAGGCTTTGTGTTGCAACTGGTAATAATGATCTGTATGAATACATGCAGTCATTGGCCAAAGGACAAGATAGGATGGAACGGAAAAGGTTGAGATATATCACAACCATTCCGGACAAAGGTAATAAGTGCCGACTTGTAGCCATCTCAGACTACTGGACACAAGTATTACTTGAACCTATCATGACCGACATACAACAGTATACGATCAAGAGGTTTAATAATGTCAGTTATAGTAATGACCATTCCAAGGGTTTTGATAACCTTAAAAAGTTTATCAGGCCGGGAATAAAGAGTTACGACGTCACGTCTTGGACGGACGCGTTCCCTTCGTCATTACAACATCACTTTATGACTGCCAGATATGGCAGCCTTATAGCTGATGCCTGGTATTCGCTTGTAGTTTCATGCGACTGAGACCTAAGAGGCTCCAAGGACCCTATTAAATATAATAGGGGACAAGGGATGGGCACCAATGGTTCGTTTGACATTGCCACTATTACAGATCTTTTCCTATTGGAGATGATCTATAAAGAGGATTATCAAATTGACATTTCTGTCAGCACCTTCAATAAAGTAGGTGATGACCTTTGGTGTTATGATCCTTCTGATATAGTGTTGAATACTTACACAAATATGTGTGGTATCGACATTAATGTTCAGAAAACGAA